CACCGTGCTGATGCGGCAGACGCTAGACAGGCCTATTCCGTTCACACAGCGGGGCCTCAAGCACACACGGGCGACTGCCAGCAAGCTGCAAGCCAGCGTATTCATGCTGCCACGGCAGGCCAGCTACATGGTCTATCAGGTGGAGGGCGGGACGACCAGCGGGGCGAAGCCTTACCCGATACGGGCCAGCGAGGATGCCTATGGCAACCTGCCAAAGGGAGCGACCAAGCGCAACCGAGCGTTCACTATCACGAGCCGTGATGGGACGAAGCTCACCTTCGTTCGAACCAAGTCGGGCAAGAGGCCTAAGTCTCGCAGGTCTGTTGCCTACGCAGGCCGGCCAGTGTCCGACCGCTGGCGTGGCCTCAAGCTGATAGCAGGATCGACCGTGGCCCGTAGATACAAGCCGCTCTATCCGTTCTATGAGCGTGCGCAGACCCGCGTTCCCGTCATCGTTCGGCGCGTGTTCCTCAAGCATCTGCAGTCTGCGCTCGGCGGTGCGAGGTGGTGAGTGGTCGCGGGTCCTTCCGTAAGTGTGCGGAATTGCGGGTACTTTGGCGCTCGACAGAATCGCGCGGAAAAAAATTCCGAGAATCCGGAAAATTAACGCCTTGAAATCTAAGAACTTTTCATCCGTTCTCGCGGTCTACGACCACCTAAAGGCCACTGGCTGGAAGGTCGGGAGAAGCATCCTCTATGATCATGCGCGCCAAGGGACCATTGAGCGCTCAGAAGACGGCACGTTCAGCAATGAGGCCGTCAACCGGTACGCAGTTTCCTTTTGCAAGCGGGTACAGACCGGCTCCAAGTTGGCCGACACCAAGCTCTCGGTGCAGGAAGAGCGCGAGTCTGTCCGACTCGAGCGCGAGAAGGTGAGGCTCCAAAAAGAGCGCCGCGAGCTGGAGCTGATCGAGGGCAAGTCCATTCCGCGCGCCGAGGTGGAGCTTATGATCGTCGGGCGAGCCGTGGCCTTTCTCTCGCACCTGCGGGCAATGGTGCAGATGCACGCCTCGGACCTGATCCATATCGTGGGCGGCGACCAGTCGCGCGCCACAGAGATGATCGCCGAGCTGCAAGGGTTGATCGAGGAGCACGTGGCCACTTTCGCGCGCGACGTGGAATTTAAGGTCATGCTTCTACCGGACAACGCCGCCCCGGAGCAACCTGATGACGACCTGGACGACAGCGACGAATGATCACCGACGTTGATCTTATCGGCAAATCGCCGCGCATCCCCGCCACAGGTCGCGAGCCGTGGTTCCCGGCCGCGGTGACCGTTGAGGCTCCCGTTGAGATCACGTTCCGCTCGTTCCCTGGCGAAAAGCGCCTGTACCGCCGCAAGCGCCCGCAGCCGATAGCCGAGTGGGCCGCAAAGTATCGCAAGATCACTTACGGTCCGCTCAAGGGCAGCTACTACGATCCGCATTTCATGCCGCATATGGCCGGCATCATGGACTGTGCGGCCACTCCATGCGTCCGCGAGGTGGTGAATCTCAAGGCGCCGCAAACCGGCGGCTCTGCCAACTGGGAAACTTTTTTGGCCAACCGGGCCGACATGTCGCCTGGTGACACCCTGATCGTCTACCCGGACCGCGACACTGCCGCCAAGCGCTGCAAGGACTACTTGCAACCGATGTTCACCACCAGCCCGCGACTGGCCGACCTGCTGACCGGTGTTGCTGACGACATGGCCAGCCTGCGCGTCAAACTGCAAACCATGCTCATCTACATGGGCTGGTCTGGCAGCGTGACCAGCATCGGTAATGTAAGCGTGCGCTACCTGCTGGTGGATGAGTTGGACAAGTGCGCCACGGCGCCGAGCAAAAAAGAAGCGTCGTTCGAGGACCTGGTCGGCGAGCGGACCACGGCCTTCGACAAGTTCGGCAGCTTGAAAATCTGGAACAGCACGCCGACCGAAGCGCCGTCTCGGATCGTCGCCAAGTTCAACGCGATGGACATCCGCTGCGACTATCACGTCCGATGCCCTGAGTGCGGTGAGCTGCAGCGGATGGAGTTCGAGAGCATCGACTTTGCCGGCGAACGCGACCCGGAGAAGATGGAGCGCGAACGCCTCGCCCGGTATGTCTGCATCGGCTGCGGCGTGCTGTGGGATGATCGCCTGCGCGACCTGGCCGTGCGCCATGGCGAGTGGATGGTGCGCGACGATGGCCGGTCGCTTGCGCGCGTGCTTGAGATCGACCGCCCCGCCCGGGTCGGTTTCCACAGCCCCGCATGGATCAGCCCGCTCAACAGCCTGAGCAAGTGCGCGGCCGCCTTCTTGCGCGGCATCCGTGACCGTGAGCAAATGCTCTATTTCGATACGCAGATCAAGGCAACCGAGCATCACCGCCATGAGAAGCAGCGGCAGGAGGACGTGCTCCTGGCCCTGATCGACGACCGGCCGGAGGGGCTGGTGCCTGGTGGCGGTGTGGTCGCGGCTCTCGTCTGCGGGTCAGACACACAGGACAACGGGCACTACTACTGGATCGACGCGGTTGGCTACGGCCTGGAGCAGGAGCGGTGGCGGATCTCGGCCGGGTTTGTCGAGACCGAGGAAGCGCTGGAGGCGGTCGTATTCGGTACCGACTGGATGGATGCGGCCGGGAACGTCTACCCGGTGCGGGCCATGGTCAAGGACTCCGGCGGCCACAAGACATCCGAGGTCTACGACTTCTGCCGCCGTGACCCGCTGCGCCGGTTCGCGTACAAGGGCGCCTCGGGCAAGCGCTCATCACCCTTCACCACCACGCGCCAGGACCACTACCCGGGCAGCAATCGCCCCATCCCCGGCGGCGTCACGCTCTACACCTGCGACTCGCATTATTTCAAGGACCTGGTGTCCAGCAAACTTTCGATCAAGCCGGGCGACCCTGGCGCGTGGAACATGGATCAAGGTTTTACGACGGAGCAGGCGCAGCACCTTTGCGCCGAGTACCGCGACGACCGCGGCCTGTGGCAGTGCCCGCGCGGCCGGGCGAACCACTACTGGGACAGCGCCGTCATGGCCGTGGTCGCCAGCGATATTTTGAAATTGAAATTCTGGCCGAAGCCGGAGACCGCCGCGCCGAAGCCGATCAAGCCGAAAAAGGCCAACCCGTACACCGGCGGACGGCCGTTGTTCGGGAACAGATAAAAACACGATGGAGGCAGCATGACCGCAGTAGCAACACAATTAGCACTGCAGGTGGCCACGGCCTCGGCCGGGGTCGATTATTCCCACCGTCGCGGCGCGGTCTGCCCCGGGTGTGGCGAGCGGGCAAGGATCGTCAAGACGCTTCCGTGGGATGGTAATGTGCGGATCAGGTACCATCGCTGCGAGAATCCGCGATGCCTACTGTGCGCGGCTCGGGCGACGATCAAATCGGTTGAGGAAGAAGACTAAACATCAATTCAACGGAGGTGGAGTTATGAAAATAGGGGCATGTGCGGTGTTGGCCATGGTGTGGGCAACCTGCTATTCGTTCGAACTATTCCCGTGGTCTGGCGATATGGAGTGGTGGCATTTGCCGCACCTGGCGACCATCCTTGCCGCGAACTGGATTGTGCTGGTCTGGGCTGTTGCGCGCGCCGTTGACGGCACTTTTAAGCACGTGGTCCCGGGCGGGACCAGCAACCCTCCAGCCGAAAAAGAGGGCCAGCGGCCAAGCCCGACGCTTCCCACCGGCACGGCGCGACCTGCCCCGGGTGTGGCGAGCGGGCAAGGATCGTCAAAACGCTCCCATGGGAGGGCAACGTGCGGGTGAGGTATCACCGCTGCGAGAATCCGCGATGCCTGTTGTGCGCGGCTCGGGCCACGATCAAGTCGGTGGAGGAAGATTTCTCTGGTTGATTTTTTTATATCCAACGGGTCTTTTTTTTGTTTACAGGCGTAGCCCCATCGGGTATATATGTAATCAAGAACAGGGCAGGAAGGATAGCCAAAAAAAACAAGGAGAACGACCATGAAGAGCAGAGCCGACCACCTGACCACCACCCACACCGCGTTCGCGGATTTCGCCGATCTGATTTTTGCCGGGAATGGCCATTACTTCCCCTCGCTGCAGACCATCGGCAAGGGCAAAGAGACCGCCGAGCGGGCAGAACTCGCCGACCTCTACGACCAGGCGCAGGAGGCTCGGGGCGACCGCCGCCGCGCCTTCCGATGGGGGAGAGCATGACCTCCGAAGAATTCCGCCAGATCCGACTCCGGCTCGGTCTCAACCAGACCGAGCTAGCCGCCAGGCTCGGCATGACCCAGCCGATGGTCAGCCGGGTCGAGCGTGGCGAGCGAGAGCCGACGAATCAACAGGGGGCGGCGATTGTGCTGCTCGCCGAGTTGATGAAAAAATAAACGGGCGGGGGAAAAATACCCATCCCTGCCCGTAACCATAGACACAACCAATCATGCCGGGTTATCCCGGCGAGGAGGACACCATGACCGATCATTCCCGTTGTACCGTTTGGGACCGCCCGCGTGAAGAGCACCCGTGCGGGTGCGTCACTTTCCCTCATTTTACCGAGGGGCATTGGGTCGATAATTTCGGCGAAGGCCCGCGCCAGTGGCAATGGGGGACAGCCTATGAGGGCTACACGGACACCTCGGGTTGCACCGAAGGCCACGACCGCGAATAGCCACAACCACCCGGGCGGCCCCGCAATGGAGCCGCCCGTTTTTTTGTGCATAATGGGAAAAGTGCACAAATAGGAAACTTCCACAGCTAGACCTCACGCCCTACCTGAACTCCCGCAAATAGCATACCATCCGCGCACGACCTACCACGCGCGGAGGTGCTATGTCCCAACTGACCGACCTGCAGGACCGTCTCGCCCTCTACCATGAGGCTGAAGCGCGCATCCTGTTGCGTCAATCCTACCAGATGCCGGACGGCCGGCAGATGACCTACACGCAACTGCCGGCGGTGCAGGCGGAAATCCGCCGCATCGAGCAGCAGATTGCCCAGCTCTCCACCTCTGGCCGGCTGTCGCACGCGCAGGCCGTGTTCGGTGGCCGGCGTTGAAGTCCAACCTCCCCGCCATCCTTGCCCCTTCCGGGCTGCCCGCCCGCCGGGAGCTCGCCGCTCGGTCCTTCGTTGCCGGCGACTTGACCGGTGCCAACCAGAATTTCCGCCCGCGCCGCCGGTCTGCAGATGCTGACATCCGCCGCGGGCTGTCCACCATCGTCTCCCGCTGCCGCGACCAGGCGCAGAATAACCCGTCCATCCGCGGCGCCATCAAGCGGATCGCGAATAACTGCATTCGCCGCGGCATCCGTCCGCAATTCCAATTCCGCGACCGCGCCGGCGTCCTGTCGAGCGCAACCAACAGCGCATGGGAGCGGCTGTTCGGTCGGTGGGCACGCCATGCCGACCTGACCGGCCGCCTCTCGCTGTGGCGGATGCAGCGCCTGATCCTCGCTCACATGTGGAGCGACGGCGGGTGCCTGATCCATCGCGTCTGGGATGATTCAATCCCCGGAATACCCCCACTCCGGCTGGAACTGCTCGAAGTCGATCACCTGGACACGACCGTGGACGGCCGCCTGTCTTCGGGCAACCTCGCCCGCGCCGGCAAGGAATACAACGGCCGCGGCCAGTGTGTCGCCTACCACCTGTTCCCGACCCATCCACACGATTACCAGGGCGAGATTTCGCTGCGCTCCGTGCGCTACCCGGCTGCCGACATCATCGACGTCTACGACCCGGAACGGATCAGCCAGACCATGGCACTGCCGTGGCTGGTCGCCGTGGTGATGGAGTCGTTCAATCTCGAAGAATATCGTGATTACGTCAAGATCGCGGCCAAACTGGAGGCCGCCTTCTCGTTGTTCGTCAAGTCCAGTTTCCCCGACATGGGGACTCCGGGCATCGGCCTGCAGCAGGTTCCGGGCCAGACCACCGGCAGTGAATGGCCCACCACCTGGGCCGATATGCCCGACTACATCGAGCCGGGCCGAATCCAGGCGCTCCCCTATGGCACGGACATCGTCGCCGCCGGACATTCCCGCCCGGGCCAGCAGTACGAGCCCTTCGTCAAAGAATCCCGCCGCACGCAATCCGCCGGCCTCGGCATGTCTTACGAGGCATACGCCAATGACCATTCAGACGCCAGCTATTCGTCCACCCGCTCCGGCGCTCTGGAAGAGCGGCTGTCCTACGGCGGCATGCAGCAGTTTTTGAACGAGACCGCCAACGACCGGATAACCGCCTGGTTTATCGAGGCCGCATGGCTGGCCGGGCTGAATCCTGCTCCCATGCCCGGCTTTGCCGCCGACCCTTGGCCATGGCTGGAGGCCGTGGTGCAGCAGGACCCGGGCTGGACATGGGTCGATCCGCTCAGAGATGGCCAGGCCAGCAAAATCAAAATCGAGCAGGTGCTATCAACTCGCCGCCGGGAAGCCGCCCAGCAGGGCAACGACTTTGACGAGTTGCTTGCTGAGAGCGAGGAAGAAGAGCGCAAATTGGGCGAGCTCTACCGTCTCCGCGCCGAAAATGCGCGTCTGCTCGCCGTCATCAACCAGCCGACCCCGACCCTTGAGGGCAACGAATGAACCGCCGTTCCGAGATCACCGATATTTTCGCCCGGGCAGGTATCAGCCCGGGACTGAGCCTGCGCGCTGCCGTCGTTCCGCCTGCGCCCCCTGCCTCCTCGGGTGAGGACGACGGCGGTTTGCGCTGGATTTTGACCACTGAGGCCCCGGCCACGGTCTTTGACTGGGAGCGGTTTGATTTCGTCTCCGAGGTCCTGCTCATGGATGGCCTCGTTCTGCCGGCCACCAAACAGGTTCCGCTCCTGGACAGCCACTCACGCTATTCCGTGGACGACATCCTCGGCAGCGTCACCGACATCAAGTCGGCCGAGGCCGGAGGCTACGCGGCTGTTGACGGGCTTGTCCGGTTCGCCAGCGACGAGCGCGCTCAGCGCGTGCTGCAGCTCGTGCGAGATGGCCACCTGACAGACGGCTCCGTGGGCTACCGGGTTGACCGGGCTGTGTGGATTCCAGAGGGCGAGCAGGCCGCCATTCGTGGCCGCGTTTTCGACGGCCCGCTCAAGGTGAGCCACCAATGGAGCTTAAAAGAGTTTTCAGCAACGCCCATCGGCGCGGACGCGCTTGCAAAGGTGCGCAGCCTGTGTACCGGCCAGCGCGGCCGATTGGCAACCCCCAACCGGCGCTAAGCCGGCAACCACAACGGGAGAGGTATCATGCATCCCAAACTGCGAGATTTTCTTGAAGCAAATGGGCTCCGCGCCGAGGCAACTGAAGCTGAGGCGTGGGAGTATCACAAGCAACTGGCCGCCGAGGGCGTGGCCTACAACGGGCAGGAGCTGGCTGAGCCTGCGCCCCAGCCGGAGCCGAAGCGTTCCGCCCCGGCAGCTCCTCCGGTCGACGTGGCCGCGCAGATCGCCGCCGCCCTTGCCGCTGACCGCCAGCGGGCCGCCGAGATTGAGGAAGTTTGCACCGTGGCCGGCATGGAGCCGGAGCAGGTGCGCGCCCTGATCGCCTCCGGTGCCACCGTGGATAGTGCCCGCAAGGCTGCGCTCGATCATCTCAAGGCC